TCAAGAGAGGCAAATTTCTGGATATTCTTCCCAAAGTTTTCCATCGAGCATCTTGCCGGATTTTTTCTTATGTACCCCTCCCCATTGTTTAAAGAAAAAAGGCACTTTGGAAGTTATACATTGATCACGCATTGATCTTGCCCAATCTTTAAGCATAGGCCTCGCGCCAGGACCGGATTCTCCGCCGGTGATAACCCAATCTATTCCACTTAAGTTTATTGATTCAATCTCGCCTACCATCGGCTCTACCGATAGAAACCGAACAGCAGCAGGCACAGACCTAAGCAAGTCAGCTCTATAGGTATATTTGCCCGATTCAATGGTGACTCCTGCCCAAACATTATCAGGCCAATCTAACATCTTAGCAAGTTCGGCCAATCGTTCAGCGCGTTTCGTCAACACTTGATACGTATGATGACTTGTTCTTTCCATTGTGAGGAAAATTCTTTTGATGAAATCAAAAGGAATTTGCTCATGGAAAAGATCACTCATTGAATTGACAAAAATCAATCGAGGTTTATTCCATGTCAAAGGTAAAGAGATTAAGTCGTGATGAAGCGTGACATTAAAGCCATTGACATAACGCTTGTTCCCCATTGCCTGCAGTCGTTTTGCCATCCTCAAAGCATAGCAATGCTTGCATCCGTCACTGAAAGGAGAACATCCTGTGACAGGGTTCCAAGTAGCTTCAGTCCATTCTATATCTGATTTTGATGACATTAACTATCTAGTATATGATTTGCGGCTTTTAATGCCAACCCCATTGCTCTTGGCGCTGGATTGCCGATGGCAAAACAAAGTGAGAATAATGGTTGTCCCTTGGAATTATAAAGCATCTTCGGCTTATTTGAAACACCGGCAAAAATTGTTTTAAGCCTTGAGATAACATAATTAGTGATAGATGTGTAGTTAGCATCTTTCACAACAGACGATGATTCGCCAAATATTGAGTATTGTAGTGGTTCCTTATAAAAGGAATTATACCATTCTTCTGTTCCAAAAACAATATTAAGTCTATTTTTCCATCCTGGATCAATAATTCCATTAGATGTTAGCATTCTGTTCATTGCGTTGATTGGGCAAAGAAACCACAGATCTATTGCTTGTGTTTTAGCAATAGATTCAAGAGTTAACCATTCTACCTGCATTCCGAATGGATCGAGAAAAAGAACAGCTCGTGTGTTTTTCCATGATTTTTCACGACATAATCCTTTTATATATTGATTAGCATCAGCTTTGGCTATTGTGATTCTATCTGCCAGATGCGAGTAGTTTTTTATAAACTCATTCAACTCATTGTATCGAGTTGGAGTTTTTTCAATAAATACGTATTCGTCAAATGGACGCTTCAATTCAAGGGCTATTTGTACTGAACCTTCTAAAAAATTAGCTGCTTCTTGATCGCAAGGTTCTTGAAACAAGGTCGGCTCGGCCTTGTTAATTGTTGCCTTTGTTTCGCAATTCCCAGTTCCTGCAAAGGCATCAATGTAGCATAGCTTAAAAGGTTGGCCTTTTAATGCTGTTGTGTAAAAATCAAGATAGCTTTTGATTATTGCCAGTTTTTGAGCCGTCCACTCTCCGCCGAATTTATTTGCCATGCAAATTGGCTCCGATTAGCAATGTCACTTCTCCAAGATCACTCATGTGGTTGGGGGGTACGTTTTGTTACTTGTATTGTGCCCCCCTCCTCATGCCCTACCACACCTCGTGCCCGATCCAGATCACTCTTCCGATCAGCGAGAAGATGCTCATGTCAATAATACAGTCTGGGCTTACCGCCTTATTGTCACTGATGGCCCAAAGTTCACTCCCTTGCCGCACTAACCGTTTCACCTTGATGAAATCTCCCTCGCTGAAGGCGTAAATCTTGCCATCCCGCACCATGAGCGGATCGTTCTGGCTCATGTCCACCAGCACCACGTCCCCGTCTTGAATGATGGGGAACATGGAGTCACCTGCCACCCGGAAGACGGCACATTTGCCTGAAGGACACTTGCGGTTGAGCCACTTCGGCTTAAAGGCAAAGCTTCCCACCACCTCGACATTGTTGCCGTTTTCAATGAATGACCCAGCCCCGGCGGAGAGCCGATCGCCATATTGTGGCACCACGGACCAGTCTCCCGGTGCGTGCTCCTCATCAGGATGATCCCTTCCTGGCCGCATTGGGCCTTCGCCGAATGCCAACCAAACAACATCGGTGTTGGTTGCTTTGGCAATTGGGACTATGCGATCTAATGTAGGCGTCGATTCGCCGCTTAAATATCGTCGCAGTGTGCCATCAGTAGAGTCGCACAGGGGCGCGATCCCTCGAATACTCTTGTCCCCGATAGCAATACGGAGCCTGTCTCTGAACCCGTCGACGTCCATAATATTAAAGAAAAGCTTTACGCACAGCTTAATTCACGAAAGCTGTGCGTAAAGCTGTGCGTGAATTTTAAAAAGCAGAAAAATAACTTTTTGTTAAATAACAAGAAGATACGTGAAATATCTCAGTGCGACGAAAAAAATTAAGCTATGCGACGAAAATATGTTGACGCAATATTTTCGTCGCGCTATTCTCACTTCACAAGTTGACCACGAAAGATAAAAAAATAGTCAGACCGCGACGGTATTTTTGGCGGTCTTGGCAACGAGATCATCAATACCTGATATCGATTGGGAGAATTCATTTGCAGCCGCCGATAACTCGTCATCGTCTAACGGACCGAATCCTCCTAGGAGAGAATAAATTGTGGCTGAGGCGTTCAAAAGTCTGCGGGCTGCGGGCCGTAAATCGGGGAAATAGATTAAGGCGAGGACATACACCCTCCGAGCTTCGACGGATAAAGATAGAGTGGCTGAAGCGGCAGGAGGCGATTGCGCCCGCCCGTGCGATAATCCGTGAGCTTTTGACAGGGAAGGGAGAGCAATCCTTAACGCAGAATCGCACCAGTTTACCGTCTGCTGAATGTTATCAGCCAATTCCTCAAGTTTCTCGCGGAGAAGAGCATCTCGCTTGTTCTTCCGGTCGAAAAGCGAATGGAAAAATGAGCCGACTTGCACAATTAATCCGCCAGATATGGCGGATGATGCGGCGATTATAGCGACTAGAGTTTCATTTTTCATCTAAAGGACCATGCCGATGCAATCAAAAACCATCACCCGCAACAAGATCAAGGGCAGGCTGGCCGATGCTGGGATCTCTCAGAAAGAGATCGCCGACGAGCTTGAGGTCAGCCGCTCCGCAGTCTGCGCCGTCTTGGCCGGACGCAGCACCTCAGCCCGCATCCAGCAGGCAGTGGCGGCCAAGCTGAACACCACGCCAGGCAGGCTGTGGCGCAAAGCGGCCTAAGTTCACTTGTCAACCTGACCATAACAAAAAAAGACGCGGGAAACAATGACTAAGGCGCGAAAGAAAATTGTCGGACCATCCAACCAGCTCAGCCTGTTCGACCTCCTGGTCCAGGCCCAGGAGGAACGGGCGGCAACCGCCCCCGGCAGGCTCAATGTCTCGGCCAGGATGACCCAGGCGGCGCGCATGGCGATCCGCAGCGCACCCAAGAGCCGGGAGATCATAGCCGAGGAGATGAGCGAGCTAACCGGGGACACCATCACGGTGAGCATGATCAATAACTGGACGGCGGAAAGCCATCCGCACCGGATGCCTGGGGAGTGGATACCGGCCTTTTGCAGGGTGACCGGCGACAATGCCTTGATCGAGATCCAGGCCGAGGCAACCGGGGTGTTCACCCTGCCGGGGCCTGATGCCCTGCGGGCCGAGATTCAGAAGCTCGACGAGCAGGCCAAGGCCATACAGACCGAAAAACGTAAACGGATGCTGTTCTTAAAGGAGATGAGGGGATGAGCGAACTGATGCACGACGACGCAGACATGTACAAGCCGTTGACCGTCAATGAGGGAAAGCGGCTGGAAGAGCTGGAGCAGACGATTGCCTCTGAGCTAATCGGGGCCTTTTACGAGGTGGGCAAGGCCCTGGCTGAAATCCGCGACAAACGCCTGCACCGGGAAAAGTGCCGGACCTTCGAGGGGTATTGCCGCCAGGTATTCGAACTGGCCAGGACCAGGGCCTATCAGCTCATCGACGCAGCCTTGGTGTATGACGACTTGGCAGCGGGCAGCTCCTTGCCCACCAATGGCGGGAAAAAGATGCTGCCAGCCAACGAGCGCCAGATCAGGCCGCTGCTCAAAATCAGCGACAAGAAGATCAGGGCAGAGGCCTGGGAAAACGCTGTCTTCGTAGCCCTGGAGAGCAAGGCGGGCAAGCCCTCGGGCGGACTGGTTGACAGGGTTGTGAAGGGCTACCTTAACGAAAAAACCGAAACCCGCATCCGCGACATTAAGCAGCAGGTCCCGGCCCACCGTCAGATCAACGCCGAGATCAAGACGGCCTTCGACACCCTTACCGACGAGATTCGCAAGGCCAAGGCCGAGGGATATAAAAGCGCCCCGCGCCTGGCCATTGTCAAGATGCTGGATGGCTTGCGCCGCCTGTTGGCCGAGGATGGAGAAATGATCGAGGAACCACGCCTCAATCGCGGCAACCGCGAGAAGCTGCTGGCGGCAGGCTACGCCTTTGTCCGCTGCGACCATCAGCGGCATGTGATCGAGAAGGAGGACGCGAGCCACTTCGACTGGCAGCACGTCTCAAGCCACAAGACAGCCGATGAGATGGAACAGGCCCTGGCCGATCTTCTCAACGATAACGCCAAATACCTGCAGGACTAGCCAACCATGCGACGGGCGACCTACACCGCCGCTGAACTCTTGGCCATGGAGTTGCCATGCCTGCCTAAAACTATCAGCGGGATCGGCAGGCGGGCCAAGGGTGAACACTGGCCACGAACCTACGAGCGGGTCAGGGGCGGCCATCAACACAGCTACCTCTCCGAACACCTGCCCGCCGAGGTCCAAACCGCCATCACCATGCACGAGCTCAAACGTGACGGCAACCTGGCCCTGGCCGTCACCAGTCAGCTCCCAGTCAAGGCCGTCTCCAAGGAGGCCAAACAACTGGCCCTGACCGAGGCGCAAATCAAGAACGCCCTGGCCAAGGACGACCTGGTCAAACGCTACGCCCAATGGATGGCAGCCGCGCCCTGGGGCAAGAAGGAGCAGGCCCGCGCCGATTTCCTCCTGGCGTACGAGGCCGATGCCTGGCCGCTGTTACGAGAGCTGCTGGGCGACGTCTCCTGGCAGACCATCGAGCGCTGGAAGGGCGAGATCGCCAGGAACGGCGATTGCCTCCACCTGGCGGACCGCCGGGGCAAGGGCAAAAAAGGCACCACCGCCGTCACCCCGGAGCAGTTCAAGGTGGTCCTGGCCTTCGCCCTCCACCCCAACCAGCTCAGGATAGCCGAGGCCATCCGCCGGGCGAGAGTGGTCATGCGGGCCAGGGGCATGGATGGCGACAGCCACCACGATGCCACCTACCGCCGCCTGCTAGAGGCCTGGAAGGGCCGCAATATCGGCGTCTGGACCTTCACCCGCGAGGGCAAGAAGGCCTGGAATGACAACTGCGCCAAGGACATTGTCCGCGACATCAGCCTGATTCCGGTGGGCGCGGTGCTGGTGGCCGATGGCCATACCTTAAACTTCACCGCCAGCCACCCGCTCACCGGCCAACCTTGCCGCTTGAAGCTGATCGTCTGGAAGGACATGCGCTCCAACTACCCCTTAGGCTGGGTGCTGGCCCCGGAGGAGGACACCGCCGCCATCCACGCGGCCCTGCGCTGGGCGATTATCCGCTTAGGAAAATACCCGTGGGTGGCCTATCTCGACAACGGCAAGGCCTTCCGGGCCAAGCACTTCAAGGGCTCGTCCAGCTTCGAGGAGATGGGGATCAGCGGCCTGTACGAACGGCTGGGGATGAAGACTATCCACGCCTGGCCCTACCACGGCCAGTCGAAGACCGTCGAGCGCTTCTTCGGCACCTTCGCCGAGCTCGAGCGGTTGTGCCCGACCTACACCGGCACCTCAATCGCCAATAAACCGGCCCGGATGCACCGGGGCGAGACCCTGCACCGCAAGGTCTTTGCCAAGGCCTTCGGCGACGGCTGCCTGAGCTACGAGCAGGCCAACCTGGCCATCGCCACCTGGTTTGACGAGTACGCCCAGCGTCCCCAGAGCGGCCACCTGGCCGGGGCCTGCCCCTTGGAGGTCTTCGAGGCGGGCCAGGGGCCAGGCGTCGATCGGGCAGAACTCGACTTTTTGATGATGAGCCTTTCGATCAAGCACATCAACAAGAACGGCATCCGCTTCAGGAAGCAGGACTACTACGCGCCCGCCCTGTGCGACCGGCGGCACCCGGTCCTGATCCGCTACGACTATCAGGACCCGAGCCGTCTCCTGGTCTACGAACCGGACGGGGAATTTCTGTGCGAGGCCCTGCCGCCGGACATGGTCCACCCGGCGGCCTTTGCCCTGGGCACCGAGGCGGATCAGGCCAAGCTCACGGCCCAGATCGAATACAAGAAGGGCCAGGAGAAAGACGCCTCCGCGCTGTGCCGCCAGTTCCTGGAGCAGGAGATCATCCCGGCGGAGCAGGAGCGGCTGGCCGCCATAGGACTCTTGCCCGAGCCTGGGCCAGCCCAGGATGCCAAGAGGAACAAGGTAATCCGGATCAAGGGCTGTTGGCAGCACTCTGCCCTGCCCGCACCAGAGATGGCAGGGGGCTGCACGATGAACGAAGCCGAAACCAAGGCCGCCATGGCCGAGGCCGAGGCGGCGATCGCGGCCCAGGGCGACTTCGAGACCGGGATGATCCGCCAGCGGCTTTCCCGGATGACGGAGCCCGAGCGTTACGAGGAGTTGATCGAGATGCAGGTGCGGGGGCAGCTGCTCTGCCGGGAGTGGCAGGCCTTTATCGACTACTTCGAGACCACCCAGTATTACGCCCAGCGGGCAGCCTATTACGACGACCTGCGGGCCAGGACGGCAATCATGTACCAGATGGAGGGATAGAAACGTCCACCACTGGTGGACGTTTCTGGGACTGAAAAAAGGAGAACCGGGTGGCAGCCCGGTTCATTGAGATATCACACTACGGATGGAGGTGACATGGCAGCAAAAATACAATTCACACCAAAGTTTGTCAACACCCGGAACGTCGGCGGCTTCCAGTCGATGATGGACGGCCTGCTGCTGGCCAAGGGCGGACACCGGGACGGCGACGAGCGCCTGGCCTGCGTCTGGGGCCGGGCCGGACGGGGCAAGACCCGCACCGTCCAGGCCTGGGCGGCCAACCACGCCGCCGTCTACCTGGAGACGGTATCGATCTGGAGCGAGCTCGATTTCCTCCGAGCCTTGAGCGTCGAGCTCGGCATCCGCCACCCGGCGGGCCGCCGGGGCAAGGCCTTTGCCGACTGCCTGGACGCCATGCTGATCAACCCCAGGCCGGTCTTTATCGACGAGATCGAGCGCTTCGGCCAGCGGCTCCTGGAGGTGATCCGGGACCTGGCCAAGATGAGCGGCGGCATCGTGGTGCTGGTCGGCGAGGAGGAGCTGCCCCACCTGATGAAGCAGAACCGCCGGGTCTGGTCCCGCACCTACCGGGAGATGGAGTTCCAGGCCGCCTCCGCCGTCGATGTGGTGACCTTCGTCAACCAGACCACCGGCCTCAAACTGACGCCCGAGGCCATGACGGTGATGCACAAGGCCTCGGGTGGAGATCTGCGCATCATCCGCCGGGACACCATCAACCTGGTCCATGTGGTCACCTCCATGGACCGAACCGGCGAGGTCAGCGGCGAAACGGCAGCCATCGCCGTCAAATCCGGCTTGCAGGGAGGCTGAGATGGGCACACCGCAAAAGAACAGTTTCGCCAACGCAGTCAGGACCGCCATTAAGGCCAGGATCAAGAGCGGCCATGCCTCCTGCACGACCGGCGACCTGGCCGAGGCCCTGGTGATGGACACCAAAGTAAGCCGCAAACGGATATTGACCGCCCTGCGGGACATGGCCAAGGCCGGGGAGTTGACCCGCGTCAGCCCCGGCGTCTACACCCTGGCTAAGCAGCCGCCCAAGCCGCCGGAACTCCGGCAGGTGATGTGGAGTCTCCTCAGGATGCGGCGCGCCGTATCGGTGGAGGATCTGATGGAACTCTCCGGCGCCGTCCGCGACTACGCCGCAGAATGGCTGCGAGCGCTGGTCCGGCGCGGCGTGGTCCGCCAGGACGGAGACACCTTCCGGCTCATCAAGGACACCGTGGCAATGCCGGAGCTGACCGACAACGCCGACCGGCTCCGCGCCATGCGGGACAAGAAAAAACAGGCGGCGCTTTCCGCCCTGGTGACGGCGGCAGACGCCATCGCCAAGGCCCATGACGCCCTCAACGAACTATAAGGAGACCGCTATGAACACCAAGCACCCTGAGACCACCCACGACCTCGGCCGCGCGCTGATCGACATCGTCACCTCCCTACAGGCCCATGCACCCTGGGGCGCTATTTCCACCCAGGTCGAGTCCCTGCAGCGGATAGGCCGCCACCTCCTGGCCGACGACGAGGAGTCGCTCCAGGCATCATCACTGGACGACACTGTGGAAACGGCCATCGCCGAGGGCTACCTGACCGCTGCCAAGCGCAACCTCAGCGCCATTATGGAGCTGATCGGCAGACTGCCAGCGACCGAGGCCGGTAATCCACAAGTCTTGAGCCTGTGTCTGGCGATGCTCAACCTCACCGCCCAGACCATGCACAAGTATATCCGCGCCGCCGAGGCGGAGGCCCGCATAGTAGCGGAGGCCCGCATAACAGCTGTGAAACCAGTGGAGCTGGAGGCGGCATGAGCGACTGGACGGCAGTATTGAACGAGGCAATAGCGGCCCTGGGCCAGGCGGAGGTGGCGCGGCGGCTGGGGGTTTCGGTCTCCACCGTCAGCCTTGCCAAGCGCGGCGAATATCCGGCCTCGACCGGCAACATCGAGGCCAAGGTCATGGAAACATTAGGAGGAAAGAAGATGGAGAAGATCCCCGAGGGATACAAGAAAGATCATCGCGGCCACCTGGTGCCGCTAACCGACATCTCGGACCTGGACCAGCAGCGGGACACGGTCGTCACGGCAATGCTCGACTCGGCCCGCGACCTGGCAGATTACATGCGCCAGGTAAAGCAGGAGTGGCTGGACACCATCCAGGCCCATGTCCAGCTCGCTGCCGACCAGTACCGGGTAACGATCGGTGGCAAGAGCGGCAACGTGGCGCTGCAATCATTCGACGGATCGATCCGGGTCGAGCGGCTGCACAGCCGCAGGCTGGAGGTCAACGAACGGGTGGTGGTGGCCAAGGAGCTGGTGTCAAGGCACGTGGAATCGCTCTCCGGCGATCTGGCCGAGGAGACCAAGCGCCTGGTGCGGGCGGCCTTCCGCTGCGACGACCAGGGCAACTTCTCGCCCTCGGCCCTGCTCTCCCTGGCCAGGCGGGTCAAGAGCCAGTCCGAGAGCTGGCAGCAGGCGGTGGCGGCGATCAACGACGCGGTGACCACCGAATACGGCGAGCCCTACGTGCGCTTTTCGGTGCGGCAGGCCGATGGCAGCTACCAGCAGATCCCGCTGGACATGGCGGCGGTGTGATATGCAATGTCCAACCTGTGACGGAGAGGTCGATGTGACGCTGATGGGCATAGAGCGGGACGCGGAAGAGGATGGCATCGAGGTCGGTTATCAATGCCCGTGGTGCCGGAACGAACACTATGCCGTACTGAAAACAGAGGATTTCTCCCTAGTGAATTAAGCGAAACCGCACCATGGGACCACGGCAGGTTCCCCCTCCTCCCCTGCCTACCCCTCAAGGGGGTACTGAAAAGAGTCCCATGGTGCGGTCTGCCGGATGTGGCGATCCGGCACTGATGAGCAAGCCAAAACAATAACCTAAGGAAATAGCAGATAATGACGGAGTTGATTTGCCAATGTTGCGGAGCAAGAGGCTCCTTTGAGATGTTCACCACCGATGCCGACGCCAAACGCGCCGAGGCGAAGATTGCCACTTTCCCCCAGCCGGTTGCCGCCGCCATCCCTGCCTACCTCAGCCTGTTCCGCCCAGCCGAACGGTCCTTGGTCTGGCGCAAGGCCTGCTCGGTGCTTGAGTCATTGCACTCCCTGGTGGCTGTTGGTTACGTTCAGGTCAAGGGCCGGGCCGACCGTGATTGCCCGCCCCGGATCTGGGCGCAGGCCATGGACGATATGGTCAACCGCCGCGACCGGCTGACCAGGCCCCTGCCCAACCACAACTACCTGCGCCAGGTGGCCCATGACATGGCCGGGATGGAGGACGCGGCCAGCGAACGGAGACGGGTGGAGGCGGAGCAGCACCATAGACGGCCAGGGGCCGCCCAGACCGGCCCAACCAACATCGCCAGCATCAACCCGCTGGCCCATCTGATGGAGGACATGCCATGAGTGCCGTACTCGCCAAGATCCACATCGCCAAGAAAGACTTGAGGCTAACCGACGACGAATACCGGGCGGTGATCGCCTTCCACTTCGGCGGCAAGACCAGCGCCAAGGAGCTCTCTCCCCGGCAGCAGGCCGTGCTGCTCAACCACTTCAAGGCCAAGGGATGGCAGTCGAAGAAACCTAAAAAAGCCGGGAAAGCGCCGTTCAAAAACACCAGGCCGCCTGCCGGACGCGGCCCGCTGCTGGCCAAGATCGAGGCCCACCTGGCCGAGCGCGACCTGCCCTGGAGCTATGCCAATGGTATGGCCAAGAAGATTTGTAAAGTGGACGCCATCGAGTTTTGCGACGAGGAGATGCTGTGGAAGATCGTGGCCGCCTTCGAGTATGACAGCAAACGCAAAGGCAGTAGGCTGCACAGGGGATTGGACAATGGCAGGTGAGCGGGAAAAATATCCCGAGGCCCTAATTGGCCTGCGCGACGACCTGATTGAACTCCTTGTCCTCCAAGGAGTAGATCATGACCTGGCGAAGAACATCGCCCATGACTCCGTGGAAATCCTCCGCGAGCGCTGGGGAGGCATGTATCTGCCCAAGGGGAAATCGGTAGACTTATGTCGCCGTGACCGGGAGATCGGCCGCCGCTGGAATGGAGGCAATAAGGCGGCGCTATGCCAGGAGTATGACATTACAGAGCAGCGCCTCTATCAGATACTGGCTAAGTTGCGGGCCGAACATGTGGCGGCGAGACAGATGAGGATCTTTTGAAGCGGCATAACGTCGGAGGCATTTATTTATAGACGCAAACTGTCCAAGAAGCTATCGAGTGGGATGAACCTGGTTGCAGCATCTTTGAGTTCCTGGGCGGCATGATTCCAGAATACGACCTCGACGTTATAGCCATCTTTCCTGAGTTCTTTGAGGGTGGGTACGTAGTCTTTATCCCCGGCTACCAAAACGAAAACGTCTTCAGCTGGCTTGCCATGCTTGTATGCGTCTTTGGTAATCAGCGTAGCAATGCTCGTGTCGATTTTCTTCTCCTTGTTGGCAGCGTTGCGATCTTCAAGGTGTAACTCGAAGCCTGCTTTCCTTGCATATTGCCAAATTGAGTCATTTGGCGGCGGGCGCGATCCGTACAGCGCTGCACGTTTGATCTTTGAAAGATCATTACCCGTCAAAAACTGATGCAGCTTGCCAAAGCTGATGGTGTAGCCGTGATCAAGAATGCCGTAGTTCATAGCCTCAACGATGTTCGATGCCATCCCTGAAGCCACAGCGCTAACGCGGCAACCTTCGATGTAGAGGTTGGAGTTGTCAACGTAGATGTAGTCCACAGTGAGACCTTTATGAGCGATAAAGTTTGAGGTAACCGACCGCCGGCAAGCGCAGATTGTTGACGGACCGGTTGGCCGAGAGGTTAGGTTACATATGGGCGACACGCTTCAATGAACGCCTTACCAGTAACGGTGGGGTTAAGTCGTTCAAAGATCTCGCCGCCACCCCATGTAATGTCGGGCCGCAAACAACCAAACAAGGAACTTGATTGATTCCCTAGAAAACATTTGACTTGGTGGCTTAACTCCCAGTAAATGGCCAGAATAAATAAAATATCAACCGGTCAACGAATGGAGGAGTAAAATGCCGAGAAGACGAGTCATGAGCGCGAGTGCTTTGAATATAAAATTACATCCGCACACCCCCGAATTATATCGTGCACTGTTTGATGATGTCTATCAAAAAAGAGATTGTGTGAAAATCAGGGGGACGGATTGGGGAACAATAGGTTGGATGCGTCCGCTTAACCATGTTGATCCTATGGAGGGCTTAGTTGGCGAGTTGTACAGATTCGTAAATATAAATAGCCGAGACCCATGGTTTGATAATAGATCAAGAGAGATCCTCGAGATTGGAGAAAACGACCCGCCCCCTGTTCCAGATTATTTGAAACCAAACCTCCGCAGGGTTCTCTTTATTTTTTATCCTCAAAAACATCGTTTGTTTTTTGACTCTAGCAAACTATCCCCGAGCAGTGCTGGGAAAATTTTCCAAGGATTGTTTGGTTCAGACCATATTGTTACAAAATATGGCCCGGTCGACGTCATCGTAGAAACATCCCATGAAGCAATAGAAAAAATTCTAAAAATACCAACCAAAACACGACTTGAAATTTATATCAGCCTTCCCAACCCAGATGAAACGAGTCACCTTGAGACCAAAATCCGGAATCGCTTGGCTAGTCAACGGGCAAAAACGCTTACCGAAAAATACACTTCTGATAAGCATATCGGATTAGAGCCGGACGAGGAAACTATCGCCTTGATGCAAGTTGCCAGATCAAATGGGAGAATAACCGCCATCGGATATGATGGTGAAAAAAAAATAATTGAGGATACCATCCCGCATCCTTTGGTCGAAAGTGAAAAATATGATCCAGACCGGCAGCCAGCAATAAATGTATTAGACGCTCTCTCCTCGAGATTATGGTCTGAAATTAGTCGCATATGAGTGAAATCGAAAAAGATTATTTTTTCGCCCAATATAAGGGATTCCGCAGTTCCCTTGACTCATATTGGGCGAACTATGGAGGTTGGAAAGCCTGCATAAGGTCGCCTTATATTACGATTTCCATCTTTATTGGCTCCCTAATATTCCCAGGATTGCCTGATCATGGAGATAAATGTTGGTTTGATATAGTATTGTCAGTCATGCCAAATATCCTAGGTTTCACCTTGGGAGGATATGCGATTCTTCTAGCATTCGGAGATAAAGAGTTTCTCAAACTCATCTGTGGGCCTGATGAAGATGGGTCACCATCTCCTTTCATGACGATTAACGGCTCGATGGTTCATTTTATCCTCGTTCAATTAACGTCGATAATTTACGCGTTGTTGTATTTATCATACAAGATCACCGAAGGATTTTTTGCATATCTTGGTTTTACCTTTTTCATCTATGCGTTATTGACATCAGTAGCTGCAGTTTTTTCTATTTTTACTCTCGCAAAATGTATTGATGGACAGCACAGCGCTGATGAATAATGTCAATTATTTTCCTATGCCAACCGGTATTGACATCAAAACATTTCGTGTTCCCATAGCTTGACGGGAGCAGCATCCCCCATAAAACTGCAAAGCCCTTTACTCGCCCCCTCCTCCCCCCTCCAGTAGTATCTCCCCATATCGATCAGCAGCACCATTCGCGGCCTGGGTTTGACCTTGGCCGCTAGATCCGTATGGAGGAATACCTATGCCCACCCCCATCTCCAACGACGAGTTCCAGTCTACCCTTGAGCGGCAGCTCGCCGAGCACGAAGACGTCCGTACCCGACCATATCTCGATTGTTGCGGCAAGTACTGGCGCGAATGCACCTGCGCGAAGAAAGGCAAGCTCAGCATCGGCACCGGCCGCAACCTGGACGATGTCGGCCTCACTGCCGGCGAGATCAAGTTCCTGCTGCGCAACGATATCCTCAAGACCCGCCTTGGCCTGGAAAAGATCGTGCCCGGCTTCCTGGCCTTAAGCCCCAGACGGCGCATGGCCCTGATCGACATGGCCTTCAACCTGGGGCTTAACGGCCTGCTCAAATTCACCAACATGCTGGCCGCTCTCATCGCCGGGGACTACGCCCTGGCAGCCTCGGAGATGCTCGACTCCCAATGGGCCAAGCAGGTAGGCCAACGGGCCGTCACCCTGGCCGCCATGATCGAGGAGGGGTGAACCCATGGACGTCCTTGACTCCATCCTCTCAGGCCTTGCCGCTCTCGCCCCTAAGGTGGCCAACTGTATCGTCCCCGGCTCCGGCCCCTTGGCCCATGACCTGATGAGGGCAGTGACCGGCGATGGCCCGGACACCCCCATCGAGCAGGTGGCCGCCAAGATCGCCGCCGATCCTGCTTTACTGGTGGAGTTGCAGAAAAAGGCCATGGACCATGAACTAGACATGGCCAATATCGAGCTGCAACAGCTTGCCGCTGTCAACGCCACCATGCAGGCCGAGGCCAAGAGCGAGCACTGGCCGCAGTATTCGTGGCGCCCTTACAACGGCTTCTTATTCGGCACCGCCGTCGTCCTCATCTATTTCCTGCTCCCCGTGTGTGACAAACCAGTGCCAGAGGTCCCTGAGTGGATCTGGATGGGCTGGGCCGCCATCCTCGGCGTCGCCACCTGGGACCGGGGCAAGGAGAAGCGCGCCAAGGCCGGGGAATCTGGCGGGGGCATCCTTGCCTCGGCCATCAAGGCATTTAGGGGCTAAACCGATGGACCAGTTCGATCAAGCCCAGGAGCAGGAGGCCCGCTTCCGCAACATGAGTATCGATGCCATCAAACGCCTGGCCGCCCAACAGCGTGCTGCCCACAGCCAGCGCTACGACTCGGCGTTTTCCTGCCTGTGGTGCGGCGAGGCCATACCAGAGGCCAGGAGGCTTGCCGTGCCCGGGTGTAGCCTGTGCGTCCAGTGCCAGGCGACCAAAGAGAGACTGCCGGAGGGCAGCAATGACTGAATCGATCATCGACTACCGTGCCCTCCAGTTCTGGCTCTCCGTGGCCCAGGTGGTGGGTTATCTCATCCTCGGGGCCTATGTCTGGATCGTCAACCGCCAAAAGGCGACCAGAGCCGAAATCAAAGAGCTCCGCGATAGCCTGGCCTCCTACACGAAGGACCAAGCCGATAACTGTGGCAAGCACAAGGCCAGGACCACCACCTTGGAGGTCAAGGTAGAGAACTCGCCCTCCCACGAAGACCTGGGCAAGGTCTATGACCGGATCAACGTGGTCAAGGGCGCGGTCGACGAAATGAGCGGCACACTGAAGGGGATCGGCACCCAGGTCGGGCTGCTGGTCCGCCACCACATGGGCGAGGGCAAATCATGAGCTTCCAATCCTTACAGACCGAACACCTCCGGCTGGCGATCCTCCAGGTCCTGGCCCAAGACCCGGGCTACGACCTGAACGAAACGATCCTCGCCAAGGTCGTCAACAGCCTGGGCCACACCGTGTCGCGGGACGGCCTGCGGTCGCAGCTGGCCTGGCTCGCCGAGCAGGGCCTGGTTACGGTCACCACCGTGGCCGGGGCGCTCCAGGTGGCCAAACTCACCGCCCGGGGCAAGGACACGGCGGAAGGCTTGGCCCTGGCGCCGGGCGTGGCCCGGCCCGAGCCGGAGGGGATGTAAGGCCATGGGCCAGCTCTCCAGCATCAACCGGCTGCCGGACGACATCCGCGACCAGCTCCAGGCCCTGCTCCGCGACCAGCGTTGCAGCCAGCTTGAGATCACCGCCCGGATCAATGCCCTGCTCGAGGAGCAAGGCTCGGACGACCGGATCAGCAAGAGCGCAGTCAACCGCTATGCCCTGTCCATGCGGGAGGCAGGGGCCAAGCTCGCCCAATCCCGCGAGGTGGCCAAGATGTGGATCGGCTCGCTCGGGGCCGCCCCCCAGGGCCAGGTGGGGCATCTGGTCAACGAGATCCTGCGGACGCTTGCCTTTGACATCTCCTTGAAGCTCCAGGACATGGACCTCACCGAGGAGACCATGCCGGAGGTGGTGAGCCAGCTAAGGCACCTCAGCTTAGTGGCCATGCGGCTGGAGAAGGCGGCATCAGAGAACGTCAAGCGCGAGTCGGAGATTCGCAAACAGGCACTGGCCGAGGCGGCGGACGAAGCGACAACCGCTGGCAAGCGTGCCGGGCTGTCAGATGAGGCGGCCGAGGCCATTCGCTCCCAGATCCTAGGGATCAAACCATGACCGGCCAAGACTCCAGAGACAAGCGCGTCCCCATGGCGCTCTTGCCCTACCAGCAACGCTGGCTGGCGGACCAGGCCGAGGTCAAGGTGATCGAAAAGAGCCGCCGGATCGGTCTTTCCTGGGGCGAGGCGGCGGACGATGCCCTGCTGGCCGCCAGCCAGAGCGGCATGGACGTCTGGTACATCGGCTACAACAAGGACATGGCCCAGGAGTTCATCGGCGACTGCGGCGACTGGCTGAAGCATTACGGCAAGGCGGCCAGCGAGGCCGAGGAGATCGTGCTCAAGGATGAGGACAAGGACATCCTGGCCTTCCGCATCTACTGTGCCTCCGGTCACAAGATCACCGCCCTGTCGTCGCGCCCTTCCAACCTGCGCGGCAAGCAGGGCAAGGTGGTGATCGACGAGGCGGCATTCCACGACGACCTCGGGGAGTTGATCAAGGCAGCCATGGCGCTCCTCATGTGGGGCGGCCGGGTGGTGATCATCTCGACCCACGACGGCGATGTCAACCCGTTCAACGAGCTGGTCAATGAGATCAGGGCGGGCAAGAAGCCGTATAGCCTGCACCGCGTCACCCTGGACGATGCCCTGAACGAAGGTCTCTACCAGCGTATCTGTCTGCGGCTGGGCAGGGAGTGGTCGGCCCAGGCCGAGGCCGACTGGCGGTGGAAGCTCATCTCTCAGTATGGAACGGCAGCCGATGAAGAGCTGTTCTGCGTCCCGAGCCAAGGCGGCGGCGCCTATCTCACCCGGGCGGTGATCGAGCGCTGCATGCGGCCGGACATCCCGGTGCTGCGCTGGGCCTGCCGCGATGAGTTCGCCTTGCTGCCCGATCATATCCGCCAGGCCGAGGCCCGCGACTGGTGCGAGGCCAATCTGGCGGATCTACTGGCCGCGCTCGATACCAAGCGCCGCCACTACTTCGGCGAGGACTTCGCCCGTAGCGGCGACCTGACCGTGATCAGCCCGCTTGCCGAACGCCAGAGCATGACCTGGCGCCAGCCCTTCGTGGTCGAGCTGGCCAATGTGCCCTTCCGTGAGCAGGAGTTGATCCTTCTGTACATTGTCGACCGGTTGCCGCGTTTTTCCTTCGGCTGTCTGGACTCTCGCGGCAATGGTCAGTATCTGGCCGAGCGAGCCATGCAGAAGTACAGCCCCAGCCGCATCGCTCAGGTCATGCTGTCGGACGCCTGGTACCGGGAGGAGATGCCGCGTTTCAAGTCGTTTTTCGATGACGGCATTATCGAGGTGGCCCAGGACGCCGACCACATGGACGACTACCGGGCCATCAAAATGATCAAGGGCGTGGCCAAGCTGCCGGATACCAAGACCAAGGGCGCCGACGGCAGGCAACGCCACGGCGACGCCGGTATTGCCGTGGCCCTGGCCGTGGCCGCCACCAGGCGGGAGGGCGGCCCCATCGACTATCAAACCTCCGGCCAGCAGCGCTCGCACCTCGGGTGTGACGATTTCAGCGGCGCCACTCACGGCCGGGACACCTGGGGGTTTTAGCTGGCCATGGGTAAAAAGAAAAACGCCGTCTCCTCTCGGGCTGTGCCGCTGATCGAGATAGCCACTATCGCCCAGGATATCATCAGCCCCACCTTTGGCGGGGTGCTGAGGCCCAACGACGACACCCTGCTCACCCGTGGCGGCGGACAGGGCCTCAAGATCTACGACCAGATTGAGCGCGACCCCCACGCCTTCGCGGTGCTGCAAAAGCGCAAGATGGCAGTGGTGTCCCGCGAATGGGACGTCGATCCGGCGTCCTCCCGCCGTCTGGACAAACAGGCGGCGGAGCTGGTCAAGCGCCAGCTCTCACAACTATCGATGAACACGCCTGATGACGAGGTGCTGCCGCAGCTCTCCGGCTTCGACGCCATGTGCCTGAATCTTTTGGACGCCATCCTCAAGGGTTTCGCCGTCGGCGAGATCATCTGGCGCATCGACGGTTCCGAGCTCGTGGCCAGCGAGGTACGGGCCAAGGACCAGCGCCGCTTCGAATTTTCCGAAGGCGACATGGGCTACCGGCTCATGCTGAAAACCTGGAGCAATCTGCTGCCGGGCGTGCCGGTGCCAGCCCGGAAGTTCATTGTCCATAGCTTTGGCGCCAAGGACGGCAACCCGTTCGGGCTTGGCCTTGGCACCCGGCTCTTCTGGCCGGTGCTGTTCAAGAATCAAGATTTAAAATTCTGGCTGGCCTTTGTGGACAAGTTCGCCGCGCCCACGGTCAAGGTCACCTGGCCAGCAGGCACCGAAAAAACGGAACGGGACAAGGCCATGAACGCGGCGGCGGCCATGCGGAGCGAGTCGGTGGTCGGCATCCCCGACACCATGGATGCCTCTCTGCTGGAGGCGGCACGGTCCGGGTCAATCGACAGTTACGAGAAGCTGGCCCGCTACATGGACGAACAGGTGTCCGAGTGCGTGCTGGGCGAGACAGGATCGACCAACCAGCACGGATCAGGCGGCAGCCGGGCGCGGGATGAGGTGGGCAACGAGGTGCGGCTGGAGCTGGTCAAGGCCGACAGCGACCTGCTGTGCGCAACTCTGAACAGCACCCTGGTCAAGTGGATCACCATGCTCAATCTGCCAGGGGCCACGCCGCCATCGGTATGGCGCGATTGCTCCGAGCCTCAGGATCTGAAGGCCAGGGCGGACCGGGACGGGGTGCTGACCGTACAGTGCGGAGTGACGTTGTCCCAGGCCTATTATGAGCGCGAGTACGGATTCGAGGCGGGCGACATCATATCGGTGCGCGCCGCTGCCCTGCCACCGCCCAAGGCTGGCAGTCAAGGCGATGGCAGCCCGGCCTTTGCCGAGCCGAGCGCTGTCGACGCGGCAGACCAGCTTGCCGAAAAAGTTGGCCAGGAGGCCATGGCCGCCACCACTCCCTGGATTGACCGGCTGAGGCAATTGGCCGGATCGGCGGAGAGCCTGGAGGCGCTCCGGGACTCCATTATCAGCCTCTACCCTGATCTGCCCCCCGCCGATCTTGGGGCGCTCATCGCCCAGGCCTCGACACTGGCCCACTGCGCCGGCCGCCTGGACGTCAAGGACGGCGAGTGATGGATCAGGCGGACAGGGTCTTCACGCTGCCGTTCGACGAGGCCGCGGCCTTCTTCCGGCAGAAGCTGTCGATCCCGACCCGGAGCTGGGACGATCTGTGGCGGGGCGAGCACGCCAAGGGCTTTATGGTGGCCGGGGCCTATAAGGCCGAGCTTGTGGCCGACTTCCGGGCCGCGGTGCAACAATCGATTGACGGCCAGATGAGCCTGCGGGATTTCCAACGGCGGTTTGACGACATCGTTGCCAAACACGGCTGGAGCTACAACGGCTCGCGTAATTGGCGGAGCGAGCTGATTTGGTCGACCAACATGCGCACCGCCCACATGGCCGGGCGCTGGCAGCAGTTGACAGCTCCTGGCCCCACGACCTTGCCGTACCTGCTCTACCGGCACGCGGACGGCGTGCGCCATCCCCGGCCCGAGCATGTGGCCTGGGATGGCATCGTCCTGCCGTCCACCGACCCTTGGTGGATGACCCACTACCCGCCCAACGGCTGGAGGTGTCATTGCAAGGTGTTCAGGGCGAGCGAGGAGGAGCGCCAAGCCGCCATTGCCATGGGCATGGGCGAGGCCCCACCCTCGCCCATCGACCCCTCGACCGGGGCGCCAAAGGGCATCGACCCGGGCTGGGATTATAACGTGGGGCAGGCAGCCGATCGCTCCTACCAGGTCTTGGGGCGCAAATTCGAGACGCTGCCCAACGACATTGCCCGGGCGTGGATGACAGAGCATGTGCAAGGCCCGGCCTTCGAGCGATTTGTCGAGGGCAAGATCAGCGGCGAGTTTCCGGTGGCGGTGTTGGCGGAGGCGGACAAAGCGGCCCTGGGCACGGAGGCCCAGACGGTGTGGATGAGCCAGGACAGCCTGCTGAAAAACAAAGGAGAGATCCCTACCAGGAGCAAAGGGCATCCAGAGTTGACGCTGGCTGATTATCGCATGATCCCGGAGATCATTGACCAAGGCGAGGCCTATCAGCGAAACGAGGAAAAATTGATTTATCTATTGCGCGGAGAGACGTTGTACCGGGCGGTGCTGAAGAGGACGGCTGATGGCGGTGAAAACTATCTTTTGTCGCTGTTTGCTGGTGGCAACGACAGCAAAGCCATGAAACAGGTTGCCGCAAAATACAAAAAGATCCGTTGACCGGGCGAGGGCGGCGGCCTCGCAAGCGCTCATCAACGGGGAAGCCCCGAAGGCGTCGGCAGCCTATGACCGAACCGGTAAACGAATCTCTGGATAAAGTATAGCCACAACGAGGAAGGAAGTCAAACGTGCAAATCTCCGTCACCATCAACGAGCAGGAGATGCAAGGCAAATTCAGCGCCCTGCGCCGTAAGCTCACCGACCTGACGCCGGTGATGCGGGACATCGGCGAGGATTACGCCAAGGCGGTCGAGGGCAACTTCGCCTCCCAGTCCGGCCCGGACGGCACACCCTGGGCGCCGCTGTCGCCCAAGACCAGGAAGAGAAAGCGAGGGCCGTCGATCCTGACCGAAAAGCATCACCTGCGTGGTTCGGTCCATTACCAGGCAGCGGCGGCCAGCGTCGCTATCGGCGTCTCGGGCGGCATTCCCTACGCCGCCGTCCATCAGTTTGGCGGCACAACACAGATGCCGGGCCGTGGGCAGGTCCTGCATTTTAAGATGTTCAAAAGCGGCAAGCGCAAGGGCCGCACCCTGTTTTCGAAGCCCTCGAAGGCGGACCGGGCCATGAAGGTTATGCGTGGCGCTCACAGCATTACCATCCCGGCCCGGCCCTATCTGGCGCAGAACCAGGGCAAGGACATGGCGCTCTCGGAGCGTGACCGGCGGATGGTGCTCAAGCGCCTTGAGGCCTGGATGGCAGCAGAATGAAAAATAGGCGATTTGCGGCGCGTTCCCCTTCGGACGCCCCATGGTCCGCCAGCGTGACCAATCTCGCAGCTCAGGCGAAATTAAAGATATTTTAAACGGGGTTCCGCGTTGGGCGGGCCAGCTCTCGACAGGAGGATCAGATGACAAAGAAATTGGAAATCTTCAAGGCCGGCAAACACACCCCGATGCGCGGCCAGACCATCGAGTTCAGCGCCGCAGACCTTATGGCCTCGGCCCGGGCCTACGACCCGGTCAATCATCCGGCCCCGCTAGTGGTCGGCCACCCAAAACTCGACGATCCGGCCTACGGCTGGGTACAGGGCCTAGACTTCGCCGACCCCATCATGGAGGCAACCCCCGGCCAGGTCGACCCGGCTTTCGCCGACCTGGTCAACGCCGGCCGCTACAAGCGCATCTCGGCCTCATTCTTCCGGCCGGATGCCCCCAACAACCCGGTGCCCGGCGTCTGGTACCTGCGGCACGTCGGTTTCCTGGGCGCCACCGCCCCGGCGGTCAAAGGTCTCAAACCGGCCTGCTTCGCAGGCAGCGATGAGGGGGTGGTGGAGTTCGGCAGCTGGACGGACCGCATCGAACTGGGGCTCTGGCGACGGATCAAGAACTTCTTGATCGGCGAAAAGGGCCAGGACGCCGCCGACCAGCTCATCCCCGAGTACGAGTTGGAATCACTGGCCCACGAGGCCTATCAACCAGAGCCGGACATGGCTGGAGGCGCATTGTCCCCGGCCTATGCCGACAACACCGCACAGGAGAACATTATGACCCCACAGGACCTGGCCGTTCAGAAAGCGGCGCTCGACCAACAGGCGACCTCCTTCGCCGAACGCGAAAAGGCGCTGACCCAACGCGAGGCGGCCCAGCGCCATGCCGACCACGTAAGTTTTGCCGATGGCCTGGTTACGGCGGGCAAGCTGTTACCGGCACAAAAAGACCTGACCGTGGCCATGCTCGATTTTGCTGCGGAGGTACCGGCCGGGTCAGTGGTCGAGTTCGGCGAAGGAGACGGCAAGCAGTCGCAGCCCATGGCCGATGCGCTCAAGGCTTTTCTCAGCGCCCAACCCAAGATCGTCGACTTTGGCGAGGCGGCAGGCCCTGAAGCCGAGGCCCAGACCGTCAACTTCGCCGCCGCGCCCGGCTACAGCGTGGACGCCGTGGGGCTCGCCCTGCACAACAAGGCGCTGGCCTACCAGGCCCAGCATCCAGGAACCGGGTATATGGACGCCGTCAAGGCGGTGCAATGACCTATTGTAAATCACCATTATCCAAGCCCTTAACCAGACAAGGAGAACACTATGTCACGACAAGCACAAACGATTATGTCGATCAGCCTCACTGCCGCTGGCGCTATTGGCGAATACCGTTTCGTTACCCCGGCCAGCCTGCAGGCGGGCGCGGCGGTCAATACCCTGGGGGTGGCCCGCATGGCAGCGGCCAGCGGTGACGTCATCCCGGTGGACGTCTTGGGCACTGCCATCGTCGAGGCCGGAGCGGCCTTGACCGCTAACAGCCTGTTGGAGACCGACGCCTCGGGCCGGGCCGTCAATAAGGCCGCGGGGGTCGCGGTCGCTCGACTGCTCCCCGGCCAGACCGCCACGGCGGCAGGCCAGTTTGTCGAAGTGCTGTTGATCCCCAACTAAGATTCATCCAGCTTCGATCAAGATCAACTTAATGACTTTAGGAGAAACCCCATGGGAATGAACGCAGCCGCAACCCGCATCATCAATCCGATCCTCAGCACCTATGTGCAAGGCTACCAGCAAGCCGACCTGGTCGGCGACACCCTGTTCCCCCGAGTGCCGGTGGAGATCTCCGGCGGCCAGATACTCGAGTTCGGCAAGGAGAGCTTCAAGCTGTACAGCGCCCGCCGCGCCCCTGGCGCTGGCACCAAACGCATCTCCTTCGGGTATCTTGGCAAACCGTTCTCGCTGCTCAACGATTCGCTGGAGGCCCCGGTGCCGCGCGAATTCTTGCGCGACGCCAAGGTCATGCCCGGCATCGACCTCGGCCAGCGGGCAGTCTCGCTCGTCATGCGCTCCCTGCTGCTGGGGCTGGAGGTGGCCCAGGCCACCCTGGCCACTGACGCCGCCCAATACGATGCCAACCACAAAGTGACCCTGGCCGGCACCTCGAAGTGGTCCGACCCCGCCTCCGACCCGATTGCCCAGATGGACACCTACAAAGAGGCCATCCGCTCCACGGTCGGCATCCGGCCCAACACCTTGCTGCTCTCGGCCCAGGCCTTTTCCGCCGCCAAGACCAACGCCAAGATCCGCGCCCAGTTCCAGTACACCAACCCCGACAGCATCACCCTGGAGATGCTGAAAAGGGTCTTCGATGTCCAGAAGATCGTGGTGGGCGAGGCGATCACGTCTGACGACGCCGGCGTTATCTCCGACGTCTGGGGCAACAACGCTGTCCTGGCCTATGTCCCGGACAGCCCCTCCGGCATGGAGCAGCCGTCCTACGGCTACACCTATACCATGCAGGGTCATCCGCTGGTTGAGGAGCCCTACTACGACAACAACGCCAAGAGTTGGATCTACGGCGTCAGCTTCGAGCGGGCGCCGGTGCTCTCCGGCATTACCTCTGGCTACCTGATTCAGGCGGTTAAATAAGGAGACCCCCATGGCCGATTACAGCGTAATTGAACCGTTGTTATACGACAATCAACCGTACCCGCCAGGCAGCGCCGTCAGCATGGACCCCGAGGCGGCGGCCCCCTTGGTCGCCAAAGGGGTCTTGAGCGAGGCCGCTCCCGGGCCAGGCGGCAAAGAGTCCCTCAATGTCGCCGCTACCGTGGAGCGGGTCAATGCCTGCGTCACGCTCGATGAGCTGGATCAGCTGGGCCGCGGCGAGACTCGCAAGGGGGTGCTGGCCGCCATTGCCCGGCGCTGGGATGAGTTGTCAGCCTAAGCCATGGACTACTGTACCCGGGCTGACATTGAGGCCGAACTCACGGAGGCCGAACTGATCCAACTCACCGACGACATGGTGCCGCCGGTGCGGGTGAACAGCGCGGTGGTGACCAAGGCCATCGCCGACGCCGGAGCCCTGATCGACGGGTTTCTTGGCCGCTACCAGCTGCCATTGACCGTGGTGCCGGTGCTGGTGCGGAACTTGGCTGTCGACATCGCTGTCTACCGCCTTTTCGTCCGCCGCAAGAAACGAGGGGTGCCTGAGGCGGTCAAGGATGCCTATGCCGACGCCATGAAGCGGCTGGAGAAAATCCAGACCGGCGCTGTGTCCATCGGCGTCACCCAGGCCGGAGACTCAGCGCCAGCCGCCACTGATAGCGGCGCTCAGGTGATTGCCGCAGCCTCGGTCTTTGGCCCTGAAACCTTGGAGGACTTCTGATGCCAGCCGTCGCCGAGATCGAGGATGCGTTGATCGCCGAGGCCGAGGCCTTGGGTCAGTTTTTCACCGTGCAGAGCTCCGGCCGCAAGGCCATTCCCGAGAGCTACTCCTACCCAGCGTGTTTCATCTTCTGGGACAACGATAGCGAGGTGGCGGGCCAATCACGGGCGATTGACACGGTTGACTTCAAGGTGGTGGTGCAGACCGCCAACCTGGCGGGCGAGAGTCTGGCCGCCCAGGACGCCTATGCCATCAACGACGCCCTGCGGGATCGTATCCGGGGCAAGACCTTGGGCCTTGCCAGCATCACCCCCTTTGTCTGCCTCTCCCGCCGCTGCACCGACTACGACGACGAGGATGGCATGATCGAGTACACCCACACCTACCGCACCAAGGTCTACCAGGCGGTAGTAACCAGCTAAGAGGAGATTGCCATGCCAAATCTGATCTACACCGGGCCGGGCGCCATGAGCCAAGAAGTCGCCGTTGGTCCGGCCAGTTATCTGTCCTTGCCCAAGGACGCACCATGCGCCATCGACGACCCGGAGCTTGCGGAGCGGCTCATGGCTGCCGATCCTGGCATCGTCACGGTTGAGGAAGCGCCACCACCATCCAAGAGGAGAGTCCTGTCATGACCATCATCAGAAACGAGATTTATCAGATCGGGATCAAGATCGAGACCAACGAGGGCACCAAGATCGCCCTCCTGGCTGCCGACTTTATCACCGCCCACAACGCCAAGTTTACGCCTGATGTGAAAATGGCGGAGATGAAGAGCTCCACCGGCACCATGAGCAAGGCACCCAACCGCCCGGGCCTGCGTTCCGGCAAGATCTCCTTCGACGCTTACCTGCGCGGCGGTTCGGCAGCCGGGACCGCCCCGGAGCTCGGGGTGGCGCTCAGGGCCTGCGGGCTCAAGGAGACCATCGTCGCCAACACCTCAGTGACCTATACCCCGGCCCCGCAAACCACCACCCCGCCGTCGGTAACGCTGGAACTGCGCCGGGACGGCAAGATCAAACGCATCTGGGGGGCGCGTGGCTCGGTGAAGATCAAGGCCACGGTCGGCGAAGCCATCCTGCTCTCCTTCGAGTTCACCGGCGCGGACTGGGAGGAGGTGGATGGTGGTCTCATGGCTGGCGTCACCTACACGGCAATCAGCGAGACCATGTTCCAGGCCGCCACCTTGACCCTGAACGGTTCCGGGGACGATCTCAACCTCTCCGGGATTGATATTGACCTGGGCGCCAAGGTCACCCTCCGGCAGTCGGTCAACGCCGACAGCGGCTACCTCTCGGCCATGATCACCGACCGCAACCCGACCTTAAGTTTCGATCCGGAGCAGGTATTGAATTCAGAGATCGACTTCTTCGGCGTCTGGAAGGCCGGGGCCACGGTGGCCTTAAGCATTGGGCCGCTGGGCTCCGGCGCTGGCAAGCGCTGCACCATCACCGCGCCTAAGCTGCAGTACCAGGGGATCACCGAAAGCGACCGGGAAAGCCTGGCCCTGCTCCAGGTCACCGGCAAGCTGTGCAAGGATCTCGGCGACGACGAACTGTCCATCGCCTTTACCTGATCGTAATACCCATACAACCAACAGCCAAAGGAAACACTCATGCAAAAAATACTGATCATCGACCCTGCCAACCCATCCTGCCCCGCTGAATGGCGAACCTATAACGGCCTGGACTTTCTGATTGCCCCCATGCTGGTCACCGACGTGCGGCGGATCCGCAAGGAGGTGGCCGACCTTGGCCTTGACGAGATGGCGGCAGCCAATGAACTCGATGCCCGCATGGCCGATCACGTGATCCGCGATTGGCGCGGCCCGGTGACCCCTGCCCGTGCCAAGCTGCCCGTGACCAAGGCCAACAAATTCGCCCTGGTCAATCTGCTGCCAGGGGTCAAGGCCTGGCTACTGCCGGAGAGCGACCGGGTTGCCGAGGCCCAGATCAAGGCCGTCGAGGAGCAGTTGGGAAACTCCGGGGATTCGCCCGCTGGCATGCCCAGCGCCCCCGGCGAAAAGACGGGCGAAGCATAAGTTGCAAGGCCTGTACGGCCCTGCGGGCCTTGGCCGCCGATGTCCAGACGGTCAAGCTGCCCGCCAGTTGTGAGGCCTGCGGCAAGACCGACCTCTGGCCGGTCAATCGTGAGGCCTGGTCGCTCTGTTGTGAGTACCCCAGCCTGATCATGAACGGCATGGACGGATGGAAGGTGGATTATCCGGCCGCTTTTGAACTCCTGGACCGGCTGTATATCGAAGACACACCCTTGATGATCCGCCGCCTTGAGGCGATCAAAACCGGATTTGCCAGCGTGCAGCCCTCTGCCAGCGTGCAGACCCCTGCCAGCGCCAAGTGAGAACATGGGCAACAAAGTCGAAATAGTCATCGCGGTTGATAGCGCGACCGGCCAAGCTCATATCAAGGGCACGACTCGTGACCTTGAGGAGATGGGGCGGCGTGGCAAGACGTCGCTTGACGGTTTGACCCGCGCAGCGACGGCTCTGGCCGGGGCCTTTAGTGCTTGGCAAGTGGCCACCTGGACAAAAGATACCATTTTACTGGCGGACAAATATCAAACCCTTGATGCCCGTCTTAAACTGGTCACCAAGTCCTCTGCTGAACTGGCAGACACCCAGACGATGCTGTTCGCCCAGAGTCAAGCGGCAGGGGTTGGCTATGCCAATACGATTGAACTCCATACCAGGCTGGCCAGGTCGACTGAAGACCTGAATATCAGCCAAGACCGCTTGGTCAACATCACCGGCCTGATTAACAAATCGATGATCGCATCCGGGGCCTCGACCACCGAGGCCAACGCGGCGTTGATCCAGTTTTCCCAAGGACTCGCCAGCGGGGCCCTACGCGGTGACGAGCTGCGTTCGGTGATGGAGCAGACCCCCCGGCTGGCAAAAGCCATTGCCGACGGCCTTGGCGTCTCAATCGGCGAACTGCGCAAACTGGGCGAGGACGGTGCGTTGACTGCGGATAAGGTGCTGGCCGCTATAGAGAAATCCGGGGATGGGATCATGTCGGAGTTCGATCAGCTGCCGGTTACCGTCTCCCGGGCTATGGCCGAGGTCGGCAACTCATTCGGCGGGCTGGTTTCCCGCTTTAACGAGGCGTCAGGTGCCACCAGCCTTCTTGCGGATCGCCTCGAAAACGTTTCGCACTTGCTGGATATCATCTCCGGCCGGGCCGGGCATGTTACGGTTGCCGGCCTGGAACACGACGTTAAACGCCGCATCGGCGAGGTCCAGAAGGAGATGGCCGATGCGGCTGGCAGATTGGACTCTCCCTATGAGCTGGGGGTCTTCAAGGAAGGGGCAAAAAAGCAAATTCAAGACCTGGCGGCCGAGCTTGTCAGCCTCAATGAAGAACTCGACTACCTGCGCCAGCCGACTGATGACCCGGTCAAGCCGTTATCCGATGGCTCGGTAAGGGGAGTGAAGACGCTTAAGGAACTAACCGCCACATGGAAGGATTACCAAGCCGCCATGGCTTCTACCCTCTCCGGAGAGGCAGCCGAGATTGACAAGCTTACCAAAAGTTATGACGCCAAGCGGGAGGCGGTGGAGGAACAGTATAAGGGCCAGGCAACATCGCAAAAGGAACTGAGCGATTTGGCGGCACTCGATGCCGCAGAACAGCGTGATCTTGCCGAGCTGCGCAAGAAGTTTGCCGAAGACCGGAAACGTGAGGCGGACAAAGAGTTCAAGGATGACGAAGACCGTCTCAAGCACCAGCTCGACATGCTTGAAGACTATAGCCGGGCGAGGAAAAAACGAGAAGAGGACGCGATCAAGAAAGGCACCGAGGCCTGGAAGGATTACCAATCAAACCTCGAAGCCGTCACCACCGGCGCCATGACCGAGCATGAGCGCAAGGTCTACGACATCGAAAAGAGCTGCGCCGTCCTCGAAGAAAGGCTGGTCTCCCTGGTGGAGGCTGGCCGGTTGTCATTCGATGAGGCCGACCAGTGGCAGGCGAAATTCAAGGCCAGAGCCGACGCCGAACTGGCAGCCCTGTATGAGTCGGAGCAGAAACACAAGAAGACCTCGGACAAGGTAGCCAAACTCTGGGAGCATGCAGGAGAACGGATGACCGACACCCTGGCCGACTGGCTGGCCACCGGTGAGAACGGCCTGGCCGGGTTTGAGAAGTCCTTCGAGCGCATGGTGGTCCAGATGGTGGCCACCTGGATCATGGGCCAGGATCAGATGACCTCAGCGCAGTCGGCGCAGTTGGGCGGCAACTTGGCCATGGCCGGGACCATGCTTGGCGGCACCACCTCATATGCCAAGTATGCCTCTGCAGGCCTGGGCGTGGTAACCGAGTTGTTCAACCCCGGGGCCTACGGCGCGGCCCTTGGCACGGCAAAGACCGGCCTTGAGATCGGCTTGGCCAAGTACGGATTTGATGGAGCCGCCGACTCGCTGCACCTGATGTCCACAAACGCCTTTGGCGCGTCCACCGCCGGGATTGGCACCTTTGTCACCAGTCTCCTCTCCGGCCAAGACTTCACCCACGCCGCCGTTTCAGGGGCAGGATCGGCGGCAGGTGCCTACATCGGCTCAATGATCATGCCGGGGATCGGCACCATTGTCGGCTCCATGCTGGGGTCACAGCTCGGCGGTCTCTTGGGCGGTGGCGACGCCCCCTCGTTCACCCTGGACGAATTGAGCAGCTTCATTGACAAGAGCTACAGCCGCTACAACGGATTCACTACCACAAGCAAAGGGGCTGAGGCCGACGGCACCAGGCCCACCCGCACCTACCTTGACACCATCGCCTCGCTCCAAAGCAAGTTTTCCGACCAGGTTAAAGGCGTGGCCGATGGCCTGACCGGCGCAGTCCGCGACCAGTTCCTGCGGGCTGTCGAGGCTCAGGACTTCTCCGTGATGGCCGATGGCCGCTGGGAGGATCAGCAAAAGGGTATCACCGAAGTGGCCACGGCCTACGCCGAAAAGCTCGACGCCGCCATGGGCAAGGCCATTAAGGCCGTGCTGCCCTCCATCGCCAAGACGTTGACGAAGGACAACAAGGTTTACTCCTACCTCGCTGCTGATCTGCAAAAGAACATCCAGGCCCAGATTGACTCAGCAAATTTTTCCGCTGCCGATCTGTCCACCATGCAGCAGTTCTTCGGGGCCATCGACCAGGCCATGGCCCCAATCAGCGAGATCCTCGCCACCCATGGCCTCTCCGACTACGAGCGGTCTCTGCGCGGCATCAACGCGCAATACGACAATTACTCGGCCAAGCTCAAGGCGGCAGGGGTTGATCTTGCGAAGTACACCAGTCTCGAGAAGGCCAGGGCCCTGCTCATCGGCGACCTCAAGGCCGAGCTGCAAAAGGAGCAGGCACAGGCCAAATCGCCCATCGCCGATATCATCGCCACCCATGGCATGACCGAGTTCGAGAAGAGCCTGTGGGGCATCAACCAGCAGTTCGCCGACTACGCCGAGCAGCTCAAGGCGGCAGGCGTCGATCTTGCGAAGTACACCGATCTGGAGAAGGCCAAGCGGATCGCCATCGAACAGGCCTCAGAGTCCCAGCGGAAATCCTTGGCCGAGTACCAGAAGGAGCTACTCACCTCGGCGGCCAGCCCGTTCGGGATCAAGGCGGAATACGACCTCTTGCGCTCCGACCTGACCACCTACGCCAAGCAGTCAAAGAGCGGAGACCCGGAGGCCATGGAAAAACTGCAACGGGCAGCCGGTGAGTTCCTGTCCTTGAGCAAGCAGGTCAATGGCACCGCATCCGGCTATGCCAGCGACTTCGCCTTTATCCAGTCCCTGATCGGCGGGGCACTGGCTGCCTCTGCCAAGGGCCTGACCTATGGCCATACCGGCGGCAGGATCACCAACATCCGCAACGATGAAGGATTCCTGACCGTGCAACCGGAAGAGCATATCCTCACCGAGAGTGAGGCGGCCAATGTGCGCGGCATCATTGCCTCCCTCAAAGGGGCCACGGCATCAAACGGCGATACCAAGGCGTTGCGGGCCGAGGTCCAGGCCTTGACAGCGGCCACCAAGGCCATCGCCCTGCACGTCCATACGCTGCTCAAAGTCCACCAGCGCTGGGACATCAACGGCCTGCCGGTGGCTGACTTGGTGACGCAGTAATGTATCTGGTCAAGCCATCACCCCTCGCCCTTGAAGGCTCGAACCTGCCTGACGCCTCGGCGTCCGAGTACAGCGCCACCGCCACCTATGACGTTGGATCCGTGGTCAAGGTCTCAAGCGCCACCCCGGTGCATACCTACAAGTCGTTGATCAGCCCCAATGTGGGCAATGCCCCGGCCACCAGCAAGGCGGCCTGGGAAGACTTGGGGCCCACCAACCGCTGGGCCATGCTCGACACCATGAACTCGTCCCAATCCACCAGCAGCGGGTCCATTGTCGCTACCGTGTCCGGGGCCATGATCGACACCGTGGTCCTGATGAATGTCGTGGCCAGCCGGATCACCATCGAGCAGTTTTACGGCAACGACTTGGTCGAAGCGCTGACGTCATCCCTGGTCGATCTGCACACAGAAGACATCGTTGATTGGTACAGCTATTTCGTCACCGGGTTGTCGGTGCGCTCGGCCCTGGTGGAGTCCGGCTGGCGGAAGCTGCCATATGCTGTGTTCCGCGTGACCATCTACCCGCTTACCGGCCAGGCTGCCTGCGGCATGCTGGTGGCTGGCGAAAAGAAACAGTTGGGCGACACAGGCTTCGGGGTCTCGGCCGGGATATTGGACTACTCGCGCAAATCAACGGACGAGTTTGGCAACACCTACCTGTCGCAAGGCGCCTACGCCAAGAAGGCATCGGTTCCTGTGCAGATGGACAACGCCAATATCAACGACGCCTATGCGCTGCTTGCCTCGGTGCGGAGCAAGCCAACCCTGTGGAACTGCAATAACAACGACTCGGGCGGGTTTGAGCCGCTCCTGATCTTTGGCTTTGCCCGGGACTTCGGGGTCGTCATCCCTGGCCCGGTTGTCAGCGACTGTAACCTGGAAATCGAGGGCCTGATATGAACACCATCCCGCCAATCACCACATTGCCAGATCCGCCGTCCCGGCAGGACCCGGCCAACTTCTCAACCCGGGGCGACGCCTTCATGGGCGCTTTGCCTGCCTTGGCCCGCGAGCTGAATGCGGTGGGTGAAGCCATCAACAGCAACCTGGCCGCCATCGAAAGCGCCGTGGCCAACGCCGGGATCTCGGCCGCGCCGCCGTATGATAATGGCGCCATGTACAACTATCCGGATATCGTCGCCGGGTCGGACGGCTACACCTACCGCTGCAAGGGGACAAACGTCACCGGCGACAACCCGGTTGGGTCAGGAACCGGCAATTGGGTGTCACTGACCCCAGGTGTCACGGCGCTCTACAATACCGTCGTTGCCAAGGCCTCGGCCTACACGGCGCTGACCACCGACAAGGGCCGGATGTTCAAATGCACCGGCACCTGGACGTTTGGTTTGCCGGATGCGGCGTTGGCAGGCAACGGCTGGACCATTGTTGTCAAAAATGATGGCACCGGCACGATCACCGTAAACGGCCTCGTCTTACTGGCCGGAGAAGCTGTCGCCTTGACCAGTGACGGGGCAAACTGGAAAAGTTCGGCACGCTCCCGTGATACGGCTCTATCCCCCACCGAGCCCTACTATACCGGCATCACCACCGATGCGAATTACGCCTGTATCTCGTCGGCGCCCATTGCCTGGGCAATGCATAAATCCATCCCTACGGCCAAAGCGGCCGCCATGGGGGTGGGTTTGCTTGATGGCCGGTTCTTGCAGGTAGGCGGCCACACGTCTACGGCTACGGCTGAATGCCACATCTTTGATCCTGCCACCGAAAACTGGACAGCGAAGGCCGCGCTCACCGGGGCCAGGTACCGGGCCTGCATTGCCAGGCTGCTTGATGGCACAGTGTTCGTGACCTGCGGCGAAAGCGACTCGGCCTACTTTTCTTCCTCGTACCTGTATAGCCCCACCGCCAACACCTGGACCGCCAAAGCATCCCATCCCTCGGCGGCCAAGGCAGGCGCGGCCTGCTGCACGCTTGCCGATGGCCGGGTGTTGGTGGTGGGCGGCACAACCAACGGCACAGCCAACACCTCGGAATGCCATATCTGGGACCCGACAACCAATGTCTGGACCGCCAAAGCCGCGCACCCTGAGGCAAAGAGGTATGCTCTAGCCGTGCTCTTGGCCAATGGCAATGTCTTGGTGACCGGTGGCTATACCACCACGGCTGTGGCTACAGCCCACGTCTACAACCCAACCACCAATGTCTGGTCGGCCGTGGCTGGATTACCGGTGGCCATGTTCGACCATGGCGGCGGCAGGTTGGCTGATGGCCGGGTGTTGGTGGTTGGCGGCTCAAGCAGTTCTGCTATTTTATCGAGCTGCTATCTCTATGACCCAACAGCCAATGTCTGGCTGACCCGCCAGAGCTTGCCGGTGGCTTGTGCCGCTGCTGCCGTGGGCACCTTGGCCGATGGACGAGTGATGTCCGTGGGCGGATCAAACGGCACTGCCGACCTGTCCACAACCTATATCCTCGAGACAATCAACACCTGGAAGAGGGCAGCCTAATGGTTACCTACGAGCTAATCGCAGATGGTTTTATCCTGATAAAAGACGGCGTTGAGGTACTGCGCCAGGTCGATGAGCCGGACGCCGGTCCTGGCACTCCGTTGACGCCAGCCCGGGCCAAGGAGTTGGCAGAGGGGATGATTGCCTATATCACCGCCGCCGAGGCGGCAGGGGTTAAGGGATAACACCTGTAAGGAAATAAAATGACAACGTATGCTTCTGCTGCAGATGGTGATTGGTCAGCTCCGGGAACGTGGACCCCAAACGGTATTCCTGGGGACGGGGATAGCATCTCTGCGCTCACGCACAATGTTACTATTTCGTCCAATGCCATCATAGGCACCAGCGGAGCCGAGGGGACATCTGCTCTTTCTGCAACAGCAGGATCGATAACGCTATCTGCCGGAGCCAAGCTCACCCTAAGAGGAGACATGACGCTTGGTAACGTCCCGATAACATTCGGGGCTGGATCAACCCTTGAGTTCGACTCATCCGCTTCTGTCTCGCCGTCTACCACAAGCTATAAGTGGAAGCAGGGAACCTCGTCCACCCATACCTCAGCCAATGTCACGGCGAATGGCACCGAGGCCAGTCCAGTTCTCTTCCGTTCCAACGCTGGAGGGGCAAACGGTTATATCGAGTCGGGAGGTTGCGGTGATGTGCTCATCACCCATGCTAAATACACCGACCTGGGGAACCCAAGCCACCTCACCGCCGTCCAGTACAGGCCAGGCGCGGGTCAGAGTCTGAGTGTCACCAACGGGGTCTATACCAGACTGCGAGGCAAGGTGTTCTTCGATTGTATTGGCTGGACTGGTAGCGAGGATTTCGTACTTAATCGTATTCACGCCTACGACAATCGCTATGGCGATAATATCCTTTTTGACGTTGCTCCCACCGAGGGTACTACAGGAAGGAGGGAGATCACCAACTCCGACATCGACGGATATGTCCGTCTATACAGGCTCTCACGATGGAAACTGGAAGGGAGCATTTTTGCCCGGATTGGTTTTACAACGTCCAGCAATCCCCCCGTCTCAGTAAAGAATAACATGATCATCGACCCGATTCAGCGGACCGGGGCCATGGCCCTGGCTGATTGCGTGGGCGACATCGAGGACACCTATATCCTTGATATGGGGGTGACCCGCGATCACATTGAGGGCAAGATCACCTATACACGCGCCAACCTCAAGGGCGGAGTCTATGAGTCAGCCCTGGCCAACCCCCAGGGCAACGGCGGGTCGTGGATCGCTACCAACAATAACGCCATCTCCGTAGCCTCCGATGCGCCGTCGGAAATATCGCACTGGCTGATCACTCTATCTCCGGACGGTGTTGGTTCCGCTGGCATCATCCAGATGAAAGGCACCAAGTGGTCCGGTGTAACCTTGAAAAATAACACCGTCCCAATTACTGGCGCCGTGTCACCGCAGTTCGGCGGGGCTATTGCCGGGAGTGGAGCCGCAAGCAATGTGTTTGCCGGTCAGTATGAGGACATTCTCAATAATCTATTTTGGATACCTGACGGCAAGCGGCAGGATAGCGGCGACTATGGCATATTTGCGCTCTCAAGTAGCGTCGTTTCAGGGACGGCACTGGCGGGATCAACCGCTACGGCCATTGTTTCGGCCACCACGCTCACCACCGGGGACAGGTCGCTCGATGGCACCTACAAGGTCAAGATCACCAGCGGCCCGGATGCTGGCCTGATCAGGAGCGTGGCAAGTAATACCGCCACCACCTTCACCGTCTCTCCGGCGTTCCCAAACTCTACCCTCGGCCAGACCTATATCGCCTACCCTGTTGATGTGGTTGTTTCGTCACGATACAACGCCTGGTATGGATTTTTGACCAACGGCAGCCAGGGTGATGCTGACGGCGTGGTGACCGCCAATACCAAGAAGGGGTACAGCGGATTTTACAACACCACCCCAACGAGCATCGGTGCCAACGATCTGTCAGTGGCAAGCCCTAATTTTGTCGATACCACCCGCAGCGTATCTACATTTGCTACCGCTTATCTGGGCAAGGCAGAGGCCACGGCCTGGGCGACAAGCACCGCCTATGCTGCCGGTGATGAAAGGGCCGCAAGCGTCACCGGCTACTACGGGGGCAGGCCAATCAATTACGTTTGCACTCATCCTCATATCAGCACCGCCAACAACAAGCCTGGCAGCTTGACCGAAACCCTCACCGCAGTCACTACCAGCGCCGCGACGCCGGTAGTGGTGGCACATCCAGCTCACGGGAAGGTTACGGGCGACCGGATGCAGATTGCGGCCGCCTCCCGGACGGGGTTGATGGGTACTTGGACAATAACGGTTATTGACGCCAACTCATACTCACTCGACGGTTCCAGCGATACCGCAACCGGCACCGCCTCGGCGCGGCATAGCTGGCGTAACTATTGGGAGTTTCAAGGGGTCGCGGAGATTCGCAAGACTAGCATGACCACCACTGGATATCTCTCAAATGCCACCATCGCCAATCTGTTGGCCTGGGTGAAAGGAGGATACGCCCCGCAGAATAGCCAATTGAAGTCCGCTGGCTTTGGCGGAGTGGACATCGGGGCGGTGAGTGTTTTATCCGCCGCTGTCGAGGGTGTCTTCACGGCCGCGTTGTCGCCCATGGAACCCGAGATTTTAGGCAAGATAGGGTGCGGCGGCGGAGTTTCATGCACAGCGGGGGAGATTTCGTACACAAGTGGCGGCGGTGCCGGAAATAGTGGAGCCATTAATATTGCACTTTCCTGCGACGTCAACCTGGCTGGAGCATCAGGAGTGGACGGTGTCATTTCGGCTGCCATTGAGGCGATACTCGATGGCGTTGGCAATTCAGGCTGTAACGCTACTCTTGCCGCAGCAATGGAGGCGCTCAATCTGCAACTGATTAATGTCGCTATTGGCGAGCGGATTTACAGGATTTCCTTCTCAACAAAAACCGGGCAGATAACAATAACTACAGACTAGCGGGGGATTCACTATGACAATCGGGGTTAAGACATCTATCAGAAACGCTTGGGTGCAAACAGTTGCCGATGCCATCGACGCCGGAGCGACTGGCGGCAAGATACAATTTTATGACGGGGCCAGGCCAGCCACCGGGGCGGCTATCACCAGCCAGACATTACTTGGCACCGTGGTCCTGAGCGACCCGTGCGGCACAGTGGTCAACGGTGTTTTGACGTTGGCTGGGATGCCAAGAGAAGACCCCAATGCCGCCGCCGTGGGGCCAGCCACCTGGGCGCGGATCACGGACAGCAATGACGGATTTGTCTGCGACGCTTCAGTTACCGGCAATGGAGGGGGCGGAGACATTCAGCTCAACAGCACGACGTTTACTGTTGGTGGCATCATCCGGATTACCAGCGGCACGCTGACCGCCGGGAACGCTTAATCATGGACAAGGTAAACGAGGGGTCAGCCTCTCACCACCAATTCACGCTCGATGGCGCTAATGGACTGCCGATACCCGGCAACCCAGAGACGTTGCAGTACCGGCTGATGGCCTCTGAGACTGAGACAATTATCGATTGGACTCAGCTGCCAGTGTCGGCACGGGAAGTTGTGATCTCCGGGTCGCACAATACCATCACCGGCGGCAAGACTGCCCGGTACCTGACCATTAAGGCCACGCATAGCGGCGGCGAAGAGATCACTTCCGAATTGAGGTACAGTTTGATCAATTTGATGGGGGTGTAGGACAACAAGAGAAGGAAGCGGCCGTGGCTGTGTTGGAGCACAACCACGGCCGCCCAGCTACAGTGAAATCGACACTGTAAACCAGGCCAAGGCTTCCCCGCCATGTACACGGCCGGGCGAGCCTACCATACATAATGCCATTTTGCATTAGGAGGTTTACATGTCCAAGCCAATTATCCCCTGGATCGGCGGCAAACGCCGCCTTGCCAATGCCATTCTGCCGCTGTTCCCAGCCCATGACTGCTACTGCGAGCCGTTCTGCGGTGCAGGCGCTATTTTCTTCCTCAAGGCCCCAAGCCATTGCGAAATCATCAACGACATCAACTCTGAGCTGGTGACCCTGTATCGGGTTGTTCAACACCACCTCGAGGAGTTTATCCGTCAATTCAAATGGGCACTGATCAGCCGTGAGATGTATAAATGGCTGCATGATACGCCGACTCAGGTTCTGACCGACATTCAGCGAGCGGCTAGGTTCTATTACCTGCAAAAGCTGGCTTTCGGTGGTAAGGTGTCCGGCCAGACCTTTGGCACATCCGCCACCTCTGCCCCCAGGCTTAATCTGCTCCGGATCGAGGAGGATCTCTCCGCCGCACATCTCAGGTTGGCTCGGACCTGCATTGAGCATCTCGACTGGCAGGCTTGTATCAATAAATATGATCGTCCTGGTACGCTGTTCTATCTTGATCCGCCATATTGGCAGACCGAGGGCTATGGCGTCCCGTTCCCGCTTGAGCAATATCATGCCATGGCCGACCTTTTGCGCACGATCAAGGGCAAAGCGATTCTGAGCATCAATGATCACCCAGATATCCGAGCGATTTTTACAGGTTTCAGCGTGACGGAGGTTGATCTGGTTTATACGGTGGGAGGGGCTGACAAGAGGACAATGAGGCGGGAGCTGATTATCAAGAATTGGGAAATGTAA